TTATTCCATCACGCCTTAAACAAACAGCATCTATTCTATTTCCGTAAGATGAGGCTGGTGGAATTGTAACGTGTGTGTCCAAGTTGACTATTTTGTCACCAAGAATTACAGCTTCTGAACTTTCTACATTAAATGTTGATTGTGTTGCGTATATCTCTTTGAAGTATAAATCTGCGTCTAAGTCAGTATATTCATCATCATCTGGTGATTCTGACATTCCAGAGTTATAATTTGCACTACTATCGTATTTTATAGATACCCCGACTTCATTTGTTCTTTTTATCCTTATAAAGTAATCATCTATTGGTAGGTGATGAACTTCAAAGTTAAAAGTATACCAGTCTTCTAATGTATTCTGTGGTACAATTACTGAATATGAGGCCAGTATTTGTTCATCTGAGTCAATTAACTCAGCATTAACCGTTATGTCAAGAGTTGTACTTTCATTTTTTAATTTTACGGAAACGTCAACAATGGACGATTTGGTTATATCAAGTTGTTGTTTGATATATAAATCTTCTAAGGTCTTCCAACTTGTTCCATTTTCATTAGATTGGTCAATAACTTCATTTACTACGTCAACAATTGGCGTTAGTTCAAATGCGTTATCTTCTTCACTCAATACAAAAGCGGGTCCAAGATTATCAACAATCAACTGGGTTAATGCGGCGTCTATGCTGGACTGAATTACATGAATATCGTCAACATCAGCAGTTCTTTTTGCAATTAAGTCGTTTAAAACCTGAATATAATAACCGCCCATTTTAAAAACCCCTTACACCATTGTAGATAATACGGTAAATGTTATAACTTTAGAGCTATCTTTTACTGTATCGGGTATTTGACAAACACACCAGAATGTTCCGCCAGTGGTTCCAGAGGTGGTTATACCAATCTCTTTAATTGTGGTGGACGATGTGATGTTGGATTCGTCAAAAGTGGCCTCACTTTTAACCCTTTTACTCGCCGTTTCGGCAGTGTTTGTCATTTCTACTCTATCATAATCTACGTTGTTACATTCGCTATTTAGTGTTGTTGAACTTTCGGTTGGCGCAACTGTACCCGTACCAAGAGCCATATATCTATATGGGTCTCCACTTAGGCCATAAAAGCCTCTGGCAAGCAAGCCATTTTTACCGGCTGAGGTGATTACGCTTGTTAATACCATTATTCAATCCCCCATTCCTTTTTTTCTTCTTCTGTCATTTCTTCCCAGTCTTCTTCAGTATAATAACATCCAGGCTGGTTCTTTCTAAATTTAATTATCTTATAAACTTCTGTACCTGTTTTAATATCCTTTTCTTTCATTACTAAGGCTTTTGGTTTAATTTTTTGCTTCACTTCATTCATTCAATTACCTCTCTTCTCTTTACGGTTAATTTATCCAATTTAGGTGTGTTAGTAGTGTTAGTTCTTGATAGGACACCCTGAACTCTAATATCGGTATATTCTAAATCCTCCATATCATATCCAGACGATACATCGGCAGCCAATACTGTTGGTTTATATAATTTATGGTACAATTCATCACCGGATGTATTTTGTGTCCATATAGAGCCATTCCAATAACGAGCGGTTCCGTCACCGTTAGTGTTAACGCCAACCTTCCAATAATTAGTATTTGAGTTTGAGCCACTTCTTGTGAAAACTATCCAATATTTGGTAGCCTCTAATCCTACAATTGCTATGGGAACAGTCATAACACCAACAGACATATCTGCGGCTGGTATTTGATATGAAATTAATTCTTCTCCGGGTCTACTTGCATAATCATTATATATACTGACTATTAGTTCATCAGTAGGGCTTCCGACTATAGAATGTAAATAGAACGATAATCCTGAAATTTCATTCCCATCTGGCCAAATAGCTTGCGCAACCATTGGAGTAGTTTGTGATGTAGTTTGCCAATTATTATTTGTGGTAGTCATACCTTCGAAATAAGTGTCTTTTATGATATTATACTTAACATTGCAGCCACTTGGCAATGCTTCAGTTAATGTATGGGTTAATGAATCCCATTCTCCATATCCACTTCCAATTGTGGGTGCATCGATGATTTTAGTCATGAAATACCCACTTTTATATTTATATGAAACGTTTACTACTACGGCATCAACTTTAATATAACCATTCGGTGCAATACCGTTAGCTGTACTTATATATGCGCTAAACTCATTTTTTATATCCTCGCCGCTAATTGTTGGGTCATCAGGATAATACCATTGTGCTATTGACCCATCGTAATTAATAGTGGTCCATCCACCATTAACAAGAGAGTCGGTGAAAAAGCCTGCAAGAGTATTGTCAATACTAACTGCAAAACTTGCATCAAATGAAGACCCTGAACTATTTAAACCTACATAAGCAGAGAACTCTATGTCCGTTATAATGGCATCATCTGGAATAGCTCTTATTGCATCACTTATGGTGAAATCTACTCTTAAAAATTTTGGTAGAGCCCAATTACTTGTAGTGTTCTTCGCATAAGCTTCACCACTATTTTCATTTCCCAATAACTGAGTCCAACTAAATAAAGTATATCCGGGCCGGCTTGGAGTATTTGAATTTTCAGAGCTCTTACAATTTGCTGATTGAGTTTTTTCGGTTTGGTCTATCTCCACACGATTATTATCAACCAGAGTGTTATATTGTGAAGCGGTATCAAATTCTGAGTTGGTATCTAATTCCTCAGCTACAACAATAGACGCTACTACCGCTGATACACTTGAGGCTAAGTTTAATTCGTCCGTCCATTCTTCTAAAATACTGCAATAGATAGATGAATAAATAACCATATCCAAAACGTCACTTGTGGCATTTACAAACGATTCTAACTCTAATTCATCAAATATACCTATATTAATTGGCGACATCAATAATTCTGTCGTGAAATCGACAGCGCTTGTAACGGTATATCTGGGAAATGCTCTCGTACCGAACATTTTACATTTATCGGCAATAGCTTGAATCTCATTTTGAGATAAAAGGATTATGTTGGAAGGTATATCTTCCAGAGGAATGTTTAGATAGAATGAGCCGGGCACATATTCTTCTCCACCGCCCCAATATTTACCATTCCATTCATCAATGTTCCATTTTAGAATATACTCCCATACATCTACTATATCAGGAATTGTCTCGAAATGACCAAATATTTCTGCGGACAAAATACCAAACCTTTTAAGGATACCATCTACTTTTAATTGGTATCCAGCGTCATCTAATACTCCATATTCGAGGTATTCTGCGGTTAGAACCTCAGAATCTTCGTTAATTTGATTACATATTTCTTCTAAGCTTTGATGGCTGTAATCTTCTGTGATTACTTCACCGTTGACTTCATAAGCGGTCACTCCGACTTCTTGGACTGGGAGTCTAATAATAGAAGCATCGTCTATCCAGAACTCTTGTCCTAATATAGGTAAGACTTGCAATTTGAGAACTACTCCATCTGCTTGCTGTGGTGCTCTCCCTTCTATCTCTACGTAAGTCCATTCACCTTCTGAACCCCATTGGTCGACTAAAGATATAGTCTCTCCGGGATACTCATACGAAAAGTCAGCTCCAACAAATCTAAGGATTAGTTTGGTTGTGTTTGCGTCTCCTTTAATCCAGAGTGAAGCTTTATAGTATTCTCCTCCCCTACAAGAGATGTAATCTGTTTCAACTGATTCTTCTATGTTATCGGCGATAAAACTTATCCTCATTGAAGCGCTACCACTATGATAAGTTGAAGTGTCTCTGGTGAGCGTTATACTATCTCCAACAGCTCCCCATCCAGCTAAATCTGTTTCAAAACCTTGTTGGTTTGTCGTCAACATTTCAACTTCATCTGGAATATCAGCCAAAGCGGTTACTGTTACCCTTCTTGGATACACACCTTTTGACTCTAAATTAATAAGAGAAACATCAGTTACACTTAATAAATCCACGTCATAAACAGGTTCGTCTACAACTACATATTCACTTAAAAGCCTTTTCTCTAAATAGAAATCTTGCTCGGTCGAATATGGATAGTAAGGTGGGTATGTATTTGGTAACTCTTCTGAAGTTATATCATCTTTGTATGTACGTCTAAACATACCAAATGACTTAGCAATTAAATCTAAGTTTTCGTTAGGCAGATACTTCTCATCTAAGGACTCAGGGTCTTGCGGGAAGCCAACTTCCTTGTAAGAAGTAAATCCATGATAAGCAACCTTAACGTAAAACTGGTCGTCACTATACCCCACAAGCTCTAAATGGTCAAAGAAAGTTGGGTTATACTTTGAATATTCTTTTGAAGAGAGCAGATTGTCGTCTTTGTCATATATCTGGACTTCTTTCAGTGGACGTGACCTGTCTCCTCTTAGAATAACATTATAGTCATAATAGACCGCCGTAAATGGCCCTTCTCCAATATCTTCAATTTGGGTCCATACTTTTGTCCATAATTGAATTGGCTGTGGCACGAAAACGCACATTACATTGTAATATAGCCCAAGCTCACTTGCATCAATTTCGTCATGGTAAATCCTAAAGTGAGGGTCGTCCTTAAGCCATTCTGGAAGTCTATCAACCAACATGTATATCCACCGATACGTTTGAAACCTTAGCTACTTCATTCGATTCAACATCTATATTACCTTTACTGTTAATTCTTTCTGTATAGTTTACTAAGGAAATTTCTATGTCATATATTTCATAAGTATCAAGTAATTGGTCAAATAACCAATTTTTTGCTTTTGATACAATAATACTTTGTCCTACACCTACTTCTTCTACATAGGAGGTGAATACAGTTTCAAGTTCACGTTTTAATTCGTCTCTTTCATTTGGGAGCAAATCATGCTCTGCATATAGGTTTACGGTAAAAGAGAAGTCCATTTCAAGAGGGATGGCTTTTTCAAACCTGTCATATATCCCTGCTCCAATTTCTCTTTCTACTACTGTTTGGATGTCGAATAATTCTTCATCGCTTGTAGTATCAATATAAACTGCACATGTACCTTCCCCGAAGGCAAATTCCTCTAAGTTATATTTGTAATAAGGTAAACCATATTCTCTTAATGTATTTTCTATTGCTGACTTTAATCCGGCCTCAAATTCATATCTGGCCGACATTACCGCTCTTCTAATATCAGATTCAGTATCTCCGTCATATCCACCCCAAGAACCTTGGGAATTTATAACGTTTATGCCCGCAACGAGGTTATTTACAACAACATTGAGCTCTCCAGCATTAACAGCGGTATTTGCTCCGGTATTTATAGACCTTACTCTTAATTTAATTACATCTTGTCCGCTATACAGCCATTTAGTTTTTGTTGCTATGTATTGCCTTGGGTTGGTTTCAGATGTCTCGAATATAGTTCCAATTGGAATTTCTATATCATCAACAACTGTACCGTCTCTTGTAACCGTTAATATACATTCAGAGTATGTTGGAGATATAGGCAAATAAAATGGAGTCGCTAATTTTTCAAGACTTTCCCTTTCAGTTGCAGTAACAACATTTGTTTCAGTTATTCTACTATCTATTAATTCTTCGAACGCAACGAACTCAGCGGCAACAACTGAGAATAATTTATCGAGTCTCCCTCTTTCTTGGAACTCGGTTACAATTCCCGATTCTCCTTCAGCCCTATTTATAAATGACTGTCTTATTTCATCTTCAGTTCTAACCAATTTCTACAACCCCTTCTGATTGTGCTCCTTCGTAAACCACTCTTAGGATAAAAGACAGTTTGCCGGGTCTTTGTTCGATGGTGGTATCGACGTCCCAAGATTCTATGTTATCATAATTGTCCATTACCAATTCAACAAAATATTCTACTTCCTTATGTAATAAATCGCTCATTGGCTGACCTAATAATTCGTGTAATCGTGAACCGTAGCCTTCAAAGGCTTCAGCGTCCACTTCACCAAGCTTTGTCTTAAGTTCTCCTTCAATAGCTTGCCAAAGTGTATATGTATCTGTTGTGAGGGTTATATCCTCAGCCACTACCTGAGTGACTTCTTCATAATTATGATAAATATCCATCTTTATGTCTTCTTTATTATAAGTCATAAGGAACCTCGTTAATTGTGATGTTTGGGGACACTATATATATACCGTCCTTTGTAATTTTGATGTAAGAATCATCATAACCAATATACTTAACTCCGGGCTCGTTTATTTTAGCACATCTGTTCTTAGGTATAAGAATCCTCCACCCTTCATCTGTTTTATCTTGATAAACTAATACGTCTATAATGGGATTTAGTGTCAAAATGTTCTTTTGAACTTTACCTTCTGGGGTGCTACTCTCAAAAAAGGGCATGAAGCATTCGGCCCAATACCTTCTGCCGCTTTCTTTAATTTGTATCAACCAACCGTCTAAATCTATACGGTTTAAATCTATTTTGATAAGCTGAGCTTCTCTGATGAATGATTCAACTTGTGTGAGGTCTTTTCCAGTAGCATCTGTAAGGCCGGCAATAGTACGGACTGCTTTTATTGTTTCTTGGTCTGTTAACATTGCTTAATCACCTTACCTTTTGCAACACCACTGGTTGCTGTAAACATTTTGTCAAGTTTAGCATAAGGGAAATTTACCCATTTTCCTGCTGATTTATATTGGACTGACCGATGACGGGTTGAATAAGTTGTTGGATATTGCATGATTCTGGCATGTATTCCCGCAGCCTTACATTTTGTAAATATTAGGTCGCTCATTCCCCAGCAATCCCCTGAGCCTGTCTTGATAACACATGAAGCTGTAGTACATCCTTTATCTTTATAGTCATACCTTTTTACTGCCTCTACTATGCTCGTAATCGAACCCTTTACTTCGGAGAACTCAGAATCATCATAAGTTGGTGTAGCAGGCCCAAAACGACACTCAACGTTCATAGTAAAAACTTCTTTAGGGCTCAGTCTTAGATTAACACTTTGAACGAAAAGTATATTCTTAACCCCTGTTATAGGGTTTGGCACTTCTATCCATGCACCCGGATATATTTTGTGTGTCGCCAGCATTGTAAAATTGATTTTTACTTTTTTATCTCTTAACATCTTGTTAAGGAGTGACTGTGCTCTTCTTTCTGCCTTTTCCCTATGCATTTTGGGTTGGGATTCTATAATTGGGTTAATTGCCCCATATACACTATATAATGGTTTATAATATGCTACAGCTGTCCCTTTGTCATATTTAACTTTAGCAACAGTTGGAATATTTGCTTCAGATATCTCCTCTGTATAAGATTCAGCTTCCATCATCCACGTTTTTACCTTAAATGAAGCTGAACCGGGCATATTAGAAGACTGGACAATACATTCTCCTTTTTGATTAATGGTAACGTGATAATCTCGAGGGTCACAAATCTTTTTAAGCTCTTCCTCGAACGTAACCGGCTCTTCTGGAATACTGCTTTCAGACTCAATATCGGCCTCTTCTGTCTCTGTTGTTGTTTCTTCAGTGGAGGTGTCTTCTTTCTTTTTGTTTTTTATCCCACCACTAAGAATATTTATAACCTTTTTTTGGTTGTGGCTGTGCCCACAAACCACACAAAAGTCTATATCACAGGAACAACATAAGAACATACCATCAGTAATGGCATATTTGCCTCTTTTAGCGTCTCCACTTTGATGACCTGAATATTCAAGCCTTCCACATGGCCCTTGGAAATCTGTTGAGTTTTTTGCCTTAAAGAACTTTATGGTGCCTGTTTTTCCACAATTGGGACATACATTTTCAACACATGTTGTATAAACTGTGCTCCATTTAACTTTACCGCTACAAAACTTACAGCTTGAGTGACCACTCCCACAAACACCTGTACCTGCTGCTGCGGTCATGCTATCGCTTGACCATATTTCGTTTCTTGATATCTTCTCTTTTTTTATTCCTTTTAATATAGGGGTCAAGCCCATTTTTTTTATCAGCTTTTTAAGTACGTCGGATATATCTCCTTCATAATCACCATCAAAAGGTCTTTTGGCCTTCCAGCCTAAATCTTCAAGCTTTGACTCAATATATTGACCATCTTGTGAAATCTGACCCGGCCTACCCTGAAAAAGAAGTCCGGAATCAAAAACTCCACCATAAATTTTGACTTTGGGACCAAGAGGTATCCAGTCGTTCCAAGTAGCTTTACTATAAACTAATTTGGCGTCTCCAGTTCCCATAAGGTCATCCTTATCTTTGGAGAAATTAATTTCCCCGACAAACTTAGTTGAGGTGCCTGTCAGGCTAATATAGATTTTATTACTTAGGGACACTTTTATCCTCGGCTAAAGTTATATCATAAACGGCGTACTTCTCACCGCTATCAATCGAATATTTTTGAGCTGCTATAACACATTGGAACGGATTAAACAAATCTGAGGAAGCCAAGACTGACTTTCCGTTAAGAGCCTTCAATAAATTTTCTCTATCTTTATTTATGGATGTTCTAAATTGAACTTCTTTCATTTCATTGGTTAATAATTTAACTTGATATATTCCACCGTAACTTTCAAATGGTTCATATTTAGCTCTATTTGGTGTAACATCTGGTAAATCTTCGACTCTTAACCATAAGCTTCCTAATTTTATTCTTCCACCCATTATGCCACCTCAGCCAATTTCTTGAGTTCCTTCCTGATTACATTAGCAATTGCTTGTGCGTCTGCTTTAGTTTTAGCGTTTACTTCTAATTTATTGATGGTAATTCCGCCTCTGCCGCCACGCATTGCTTCACCTGTTTCAAGTGCTCTTTTCTTGAATAAATCAGGGTCTAAATCAGGGAATGTAATAGAGTCTGCTTTTGCAAGATTCTTTTGAACCCCGCCTCTCCATATTTTAACAGGTGAATTGATTTTTGCAGAAGTTCCGCTACTACTGGTACTGGTCGGGGTTTGCCGAATCATACTGGGCTTTTGTGGCTGCGTTACACTGCTTGAAGACCAAGGAACGGCTACTACTGAACCGCCAGACCGGTCTGCAAAAACATTACTGGCGTTCTTATTTGCCTCTTGATACATTCCGCCGCCAATTGATGGGTCTCCTGCCTTAGCTGCTCCCCAAAGTTGCATAAACCAATTAATAGTATTCTGAATACTTGGTATAATGCTCTCAAGAGAGCCCTTCATGGCAGTCGCTTTTTCTTGTGTTGTTAAAGCACTTCCGTCCATGTTTTCTGTTGTTTTATTCTTAAACAAAACCGTTGCGGCGTTCATAGTCCCTGTTGCATCGCCCCAAATGCTTGTAATGTTTCCACTTTTGTTATCAAACATCGATTGGGTCTTGTTCATTGTAGTATTAGCTTCCCTCATACTTTGATTTTCATCGGTTCCGAATAAACTTTCCCACCAGCTTTTCTTCTTTTCACCGGTTTCTAAATTATATTCATCGGCTTTATAGCGAGCATCAGCTGCCCAGCCAGAGGTAACGGTTTTTTGCCAGCCTAATTTAGCATAATCTTGCGCCCAGTCGAAGAACCCGTATTCTCCGGGTTTATAAGGTTCTCCGGTTGCAGGGTCAATACCCATAGTTCTTAACCAGATTTCCTTTTCTTTTTGTTGGCTTTCTAAAATTTGCTGATTATATTGTTGTCCCATTCCAGACCGATAGAAACGTGCCATTGGGTCGTTGCTTGTCTCTACCCATTCTTGTCTTTTTGCCGCATCATTGACAAAATTACCCCAAACAGCAGCTTGCGTTTTATATGGACGCGTACTGATTGATGTTATACCTTCAGGGGTTGGAGTTTCCTCGTCTGGTGCAATTGTTGGCGCAGTTACGCCAGGGGCTGGTATTATAGGAGTGCTCATCGTTATGAGCATATCATTATATTTTTGGGCAGCGATTTCTGACCATCTGGCAATTTCCTCGTTGTTTTGAGCAATCTGCTCTTGAGCTTTTGTCTTTTTTTCTGTAACGTATGCTAACTCGCCCTCTTTGGCAGTAATTCTTCTTTGTAAATCTTGCCATTCAGCGCTTTCTTTGTTATATTTTTTTTGTTCTTCGACAAGACGAGCTTTCTCGTCCGTTAGCTTACTTTCTTTGTTGGTATACCCTTCTACTAACTTTTCAGCATTTTTCATTGCTGTTTCGTTATGTGTAGCAACATTTTTAGTATCTTGGATAGCGGAAGCAATAAATCCAACTGATAAGGCAGCAAGTACAGCTACTCCAGCGGGCCCCCCAATCATACTCATTAAGCCGGAGCCCATATTTTTTAAACCGCCCTTCATTGAAGTTGGATACATCGGTGGAGGTAATTTAGAGCCACTTCCTTTTTTATAATCAGGTACCACTGGAGTATATGGAACCATTGTTCCACCGGGTAAAAGAGTCCCGGTTTGAATAGCCCTCTGTTGAGCTAAAGCTATGTTTGCTCTTTCGGTGGAAGTAGCCAAACTATTCTGTGCAACGGCCGCACCTTCAGTTGCCCCCATCAATCCAGTTAAATAACCTGTTAATCCACCAGAGGTGCCCATTATACGAGTAAATTCTTGCCATACCCATCTTGCAGCAACAGATAGCCACCTTAAAACAACTGCTGCTCCAATAATAACTGCTCCACCAAGTGCGTAAGCTAAACCAGTTGTAAGAATAGTTGATTGAGCAATCCAGCCAGCAAAACTCGCTAAACCGTCTACAATCCAACCAACAACTGGTAATAATTTTTCGCCTATATTAATGGCTAAAACACTAACAGCTGCCTTAAATTTATCAAATTTAACTGATACCGATTCCATTGCAGTATCTACTTTCTTTTGAAGGTCGAAGCTTTTTTCCATTTCCGCATCGAATTTTTTCAACTCTTCCGGGTCAACTTTAAGCATCTGCTGTGCAGTCTTTTGCATACCTATAGCGTTCCAGAGTTCAAACTGCTCTCTTTCACCTAAACCTCTGGTGGCAGCAGCATTACGTACCATTGCTACTATTTCCCAAAGCGGACGAGCAACTTCTTCGCCTTTTTCGTTTTTAGTCCATGCAAAACCGGGGTCTAATCCTAAACGAGCCGCAGCTGCTTGATATTTTGGTTGGTCTCCAACCGATTTAGTAAGTAATCCACGGATAGATGTACCTGCAATTGAACCAGATACACCCTTCTGGGCCATATATGCAATAGCAGACATGGTTTCCTGTGGACTCCAGCCTACTTCTTTCGCAGCACCTCCAACATAGGTTAAACCTTGTTGTATATCTGCAACATCAGTAGGAGAAATCTGTGAAGCATGAACCATATATTCAGTCATTTTTGCAGCATCTTTTGCAAATTGACTGGCATCTTCCATGTTACTTCCGAAAAGAGCAGTGGTTTTAACTACAGCGTCTAATGCATCAGCTAAACCCATTCCCTCAATCTTTGCCATCTTCATCGCAGATTCGAATATTGCCATTTGCGCACTGGCATCTTTTACACCGGCACGACCAAGTGTCTGCATAGCTTCAGCTGTAGCTGCCGGTGCTTCACCGTATTTGATTGAAAGAGCTTTGATTTGGTTCCCCATTTGGGTAACTTGCTGGGAAGTCATGTCGTTTGAAACAGCTTGTACCAATTTTATTTGTTTTTCAAACTTAGCGGCTTCAGCAGTGGCAACCCCGAGAGCTAACGCTGCGGCTGCTCCTACAGCCATAAATCCGGCTTCAACTACTCTCATTCCGGAAGTCATTTCGGCTGCGGTACGCATACCGATAGCTGTCAGGTTAGCAAAACCAGCAGCTACAGCAGCTATACCGGGAGCTGCTTCGTTTACAGCACCTAAAAGAGCCTCATGGCTCCTATCTCTTTTGCCTCTTTAATTTCTCTAACAATCCCTGCTCTCATAAAATCAACATCACTTGGAGGCAATTCTGCTAACTCCGATGGGGGTATGCAGAGTGCACGACAAACTAAATAGTCAAGGAATAATTCATCGTGCTCTATTAGTTTTTTCTAAATTCTTTTGCTATTTTAGAGTCATCTCTTTCGTATGACAAAATAGCTACTTTATTTGATAAATAACTTAATAATGGTAAATCTGCGCTCTCTTTCCATTCATCTACTGACATTTCAGGTTCTAAAATTAAATCTGCCATCATTTCGTAGCTTTGGTCAACAATATCAGCAAATTCTTTCTCTGACAATTGGTCAAGAGTTTTCATTTGGAGAGTCGCTAAACGCTGAAATTTCACTCGGTCTTTTTCTTTCATCCTTCTAACTTTAAATTTCCAAACATCTTCGCCCATTGGGACGAATAAGTCAAAAGGTTGCTCTGCCCGTGCAAAAATTAGCTTTTTTGTTGCAGTAATTATATTAGCCTTTTCTAACTTGATTTCTTCAACCTCTTCGGCCCATTCTTCGGCCACTGGCTGTAATTCTGCAATTTCTTCATCTGTAAGAGTTCCCTCGGATGTTTCTTCGTATCCTTCTTCGGGAATTAATTCTTGTATGTCTTTTTTTACCTCATCATTCATTTAAATCCCTCTTTTTCTTTAAAAAATAAATAAAATACGTGCTTAGCACGTATTAACTGGTGCGGACCTGGTTTCGTCCATTAAAATCCGTCTTGAGACAGCTTTTCCGTCTAAGTCCTGAGTAACAGGTTTAGTTCCGTCAAAGTTTCCAACACTGTCTTTTGCGAAGACGCATCTTTCTAATACCATTACAGGTTGTGGTGGTTTCACATCGTTGTTATAAACTAACAATGGGAACTCACAGCCTTCTTCATACATCTTGGAGAGTCTTCCGTTGTCGTATGCTTTTTTAATGGTAAAGTCCACTTTTTTTCTGCCGGGTCGGATTTCTTCGGGGTCGTGGGAGTCACTGGAGTATACTTCGTTAGTATCTCTTGTGGCGTTCACTGTAACTTCCTGAAGTTTAATCACTTCCCCTTTGATTTTAATTAATCCTGTGTCGAAATATGCCATGTTTTAACCTCCTTACATAATCACAACGCTGGCATTAATTTTCCTTGCCGCGTGAACTGGAGTTACAGTAGCAGACACGGAAACCTTACCAAGCCTTTGGTTAGCTCTTGGAGTAACTGACGCAACAACATCATAGGCTTTCAGCCCTTCGTCTTCTGCATCAACTAAGCTCATGTCGGTCACTTTCATGTATTCTAATTTAGATTTAATTGCTTCCTCTAAATCAGTTTTGTATGACGGGGTGATTGGCTTTCCAAGCATTGCGAACGCGGCATCGTATATGTTTTTCTTAACTTCGTTAATAATACACATTACGGATTCTGCGCTTTCGTCAGTTTGGTTGCTTGGCTGGGTGGTCATTACTCCTTCCCTAATCCTTACACCGTCTACATCTCGAACAAAAGTGATGACACCTTTCTCGTTGTACTCAATTAAGTCTAACTTTGTGGTTAGAGTGTTACCATCAACTATTGGTAGTGCTTCAACGAAGAAGTTTTCACTGCCAATACCGAGTCTTTTTCTGGATTCCCCGCCCCAAATAGGAACGTTGTAAGCTAACTGAGACCTTTTACCTGCAACAGCAAGCGTAGCTTGGCAAGGTGCGTATGAGTTTCCATTTCTGTCAACTAAACCTTGTCCAACGTACATTGCATTTTGGCTGTTGTATTTGGCGGTTTCTGTAAGCATATTTGACTTAGAGGTTCCGGTCGTTGCACCTACAATAGCGTATCTCCACATGTGTGAGTCTTGAGCGCTCATTTCGTTAGCGTGAAGAACATATTCGTCCCTTACAGCTTCAAAAGCACTTGTAGTTACAACCCCTCTTACCGCAATATTTTCGTAGTAAGACAGTCCGTTTCTGTGTGCGGTTGCGGCTAATGCTTCGTCTGTGAGTTTTCCGTCTGCATCTGCGTTTGTTCCGTTGCTTCCAGCAGTAAAGCCAGTTCCTAATTGAACTCTTGCTAAAACAGCTAAAATGCCTGTTCCTTCAGCGGATGAAGCCGCGGTAACTATATTAGACTCGCTGGTTATCCTCGCAACTAAGTCGGCTATTGTGGCTACACCTAAGTAATATTCGGTGTTAAATCCAGCCTCTTCTATGATTAAATTACTGCCACCACTTGTATTTGGTCCGGCGGTAATGTAAATAGGATACGTACCTTTTGCCTTAGCGGTTAGTGTTAAGACGTTTGCTCCTGTTGCGGCGTTATCTAATAATGTGTGTGATGCTGCAACGGCTGTACCAACAACGACTCTGTTCATGTAGAGCCCTTGTCCTCCAACCATAAAGTAGGAGTCAAATTCTCGAGTTTTATACTCTTGGTATGCTTGTTGTGCACTTGTAATCAACATTGGTACGTTAGGTTCTCCCTTTGTACTTTCAATGCACGCAGCGAAAATTTGGCCTCCCTCTAAGTTAGTTAGAGTTTGGTAAGGGGTGCTTTCAACGGTTACTTCTGGTAGACCTTCTTGCATGTGTTATCCCCCATAATATTTTTTTACTAATTCTTGTAATCTTTCGGGTGTTGTTTTATATGTGTCTGACAACTTTTCCCTTTTCAAAATCGTGTGAACACGAATATGGTCAATCTGCATCGCAGTTGCCAGCTCGAAAATATTTGTTTTCTGTTCTTTAGGTTTTTTGGACATTTACATCCATCTCCTCAATTAATGTGCCTATTTTTCTTGGTGTTATTTCCCTGTAAGTTATCGTCACTTCAATAGTCCAACGGTCTACTTTGGGAACCTTATCCTTTGTTTTTCTTGATTCAGTGATTCTAATCCCGTTAATCCCCCTTTCATATAAAAGGGTTCCGTCAGAGAAGCCCCTACCATCAATTATTTCATAGATTTCAATACTATCCAAATCTATCAATGGATTGACATAAAGGCCAGAATCGTCTAAAAACCAAGAGCCGTTTGTTGCTAAAACTTCAGCAACGCTCGTGGCCTTAGTTAGTGTAGCAAGCGGGTCAACAAGCTTTAAAATATCCCTTTCACTTGTATAATCATCGTTAACATAAGTGCTGGGGTCATAAGCTTGCCAGCCAGTAGGGTCGCTGTAAACAATGACATCAACATCGTTGAAATCATCTATACGGGACTCAATTGCTTGTTTTACTTTAACTAATTCAATTAAATCTTTAGAAAAGACATCTATCTGAAAATCAGCGTATTTATATTTCAGTTCAGACCTTACTTGGTCTTCCCCTTCACCACAATAAATAGTTGTTTGGGCTGCTATTGATGAACCAATAAACGGACGAATAATTACCTGCGGAAAAACAGCTTCGTGGTCGACTCCTATAAAAACAGGAACGTTAGCGTTCTCTACTTCTACATAATAGTTGTCAGTGTCGAAATCTCCGCAGACACTACGAATTGATTTTATCAGTTCTAAGTCGTCCATATTCTCACTTGAATAAACTGGCCATTCTAATAGCTCCGTATGCTCTACTTAATGGTATTATTCGGCTGTTTCCTTTCCAATATACTTTTACTGAATCACTTATTCCTGCAACGATTTGAGGGTTTGCTTTCCATAAAGCTGGCCTCATAAAAGGTTGAGCTTTGGTTCTGGATGTCCCATATTCGACAAACCAAGCGTAATCTCGTTTTGTATTACCCTTACGACATCGAATTAAAGGGTCTCCACCCGCCATAACTCTACTTTTTCCATCGTGACGAATGCTTTTTAAAAGACAGCTCGTCTCTCCTTCTGGAACGTAATGTATTGCCCACTGAACAATAAGGTCAAGGCCATTTTTTCCGATATAATCGTCTTTATGGTCTTTTATACCCTCATAAAAACCCGATAGTGTTTCAAAAGGGTCTCCAATCATTGTAATACGTGTGTGCATTACCATCTTGGGTTCAGCTCCAGTACCATTTCATAGTGGTGTCTTTTTCTTCTATAAACAAGATGTCTGTCAATTCTGTATATTTTAAAGTATTCTGTTCGTGAATTAGGAGGTGCAGTAACGTGTTTAATCCTAAATTCTCCCATTTCTTTGTTTGGAATTTCAAAATCGGCCACAAAGAAACCGTTATATTCTGTTGTTTCTAATCTTCCCTTATGTTCATCGTCTAATTGAGCTACCCATTGGATAGTTCCTTTTAATTCCGCTACTTCATTCCAAACCTGTTGGACATCTCCAAGCTCGTTTTGAGTTGCTGGAGAGTCTGAAACAAGTTCTTCTAAGTGGTATGTTTCGCCTGGAATTGTTAAACGCTTAATAAGGGTCTCGAAACTCATTTAAATCACGAATACCTTTTCTACGTCCACTGACAAGCATTCTTGTATTTCTGTATTCAGATTTTATGTCATCAATTTTTATCAGATAATCTTCGCACCAAGTTCGGTCGCTTGTTGCCGGAGCCTGATAACGCTCCTTAGCACTCCCAATCGTATAGGCAATCGTTGGGGCAATCTTATCAAGCTGAATCCTGCTTAGATGACAACCAATAGCCAAGAATAATGCTTCTTTCATAGAATGAGAAGGGGTTGAAACCCCTGTATCTTCTATGATAGTGGTAGAATAATGCTCAATCAGATTCTGGATTAGGCTATCTATTTCGTCATCTTCGATGTTAAAGAAGCCCTTTACTTCGTCTAATGTAGCAAAATTTACCATTGTTCACCTACACTTCGTAAGGAAGGTCGGTTAGCATTAGAGCACGTTCGGAATCAACCATCTCGTAGATAGCTGCTTTATCCCTAATTAACTGCTCTTTTTGTTTCATCTGGGCTTTGTTTCGTACCTGACGTGCAAGAACTAACTCATCAAAAATTTCTTTATCGAACTCGTAAGAGTCGCCTTTTTTGAATACGATTTGCATTGGAAGCCCTTCGTATTTAGGGACAATACGGGAGTTCCCTTTTACATCGTATTTAATTTCAGTGAGTCTCATTGTATGTTCTTGAGTCGCGGTCATCGGTTCAAAAACCACTTTTACTTTTTTAGTTGCCATTGTTTATCCACCTCGAATAAGATTAGGCTGTTTTCATGTTAATTTGACGTATAGCCTGTGGTTTAAGTACGGCTGGCTTTTCGTAAGCCCATAATTGGACTTTATCGGTTCTTTCGTCGTTGATACGGAAAGCTTCAGCTTTCATTTCTTGTAATACTACTAACCAGAGTGGTCTGGCGGTCATATCTGCAACAAGAACGGTACCTGAAGTTAATTCAGGAATCTCAACAACATCTAAACCGGCTACTCTTCCACCGATTGTACCTTCTCTTAAAGGCATAGTGGTGTTTGATTTGTAGTATTCTTTAAAGTCGTCGTCCTTAACTAAGTCAGAATATTCGTCGGGGTTAACAAATACAGTTGTTGGGTTGTATAACTGTTTTCTTAAGTAGGTTTTAGCGTCCATGATGTCGTCGAAGCCTAAAGAAGTGTCGTAACTGTCTGTAGCAGTAGCAGCAGCACCTTCCATAGTGGTCATGATGTCGCTGTTTTCTTTTCTCAGCATTCTTGCTTTAGCTTCTTCTAATTCACGTTCGGCTAAGTCTCCGTACCAGTCTACCATTTTGGCCTCATCGGTCATTTCGATAGCAGTACCGTTTGCGGCTACTTTAACGTCCACAGTGCTGATTACCTGTCTAACGGCAGGAATTTCTGCACCCTCTACAATTTCCACAGCCATTCCAGTAGAGTTTGCTCTTGGAAGGTTTGCGGTAAATGTGTTTTGTAATCTGTAAATATAACAGAATTGTCTTAGGATGGAATTAGACTCGAGATAGTCTTCGATATCTTTCTCTAAGTACTTTTCCCATCGTACTGTTCCAGTAGCGTTTCCACCTGTGGCTAATTCAACTATAGGTTCCATATTATCACTTCCTCACCCAGATTAGGGCTTTGGTTGTACCGGCTTGGCCTAATCCTGCGCCTACAACTCTACCACAGATTTTTAATACTTCTTCAGCGGTTACTGTCGCGGAAAGTGTTAGCTTTTGGAATTTACCATCAGCGGCTGTCGTGATGAAATCACCGTAAGATACGGCTCCTGCCATCAAAACATCGACGATTTTGTCGTTATCAACGCTTACAGCGTCCCCCTCAGCTGCGTCGGTAGCTCCAGCTTCTACAGCCTTAACTACACCAGCAAACTTGTAATAACCGGCTTCAGTTCCTTCAATAACTTCTTCTGCGTCTGTTCCGTGAATAACTGCTTTTCCTACGCCATTGGAGTCAATGGCATCACTTATAGCTGCTCCGGCGAAATACCGTACTGCAACTCCTCTTTGAATTTGCATTTAATCACCTATTCTCTTTTTCTGAATTTCATATTAAACATCTGACCTAAAGCTAATTTTCTTTGCTCACGGTCTTTGAGGTCTATTTTTTCCGGCATTGCTTCTTCGCTCTTTTGAGCGTGGAATTGGCCTATTTTTGGCTCTTCTGCTGCAACTACTTTTACCGTAGATTTTGCGGCTTTAATTTCTTCCAATGCTGGCATATCAAATTCACTTAGGACTTTTTCTCTTGCCTCTGCTTCTTCGCCTTCTAACTCTTCAAGCTCTACGATTTCTCGAATAGCTGCGAGTTTTTCAGCTTCTTCAGCTTCTGCTTCAGCGTCTTCATAAGCAGTAATTGTTTCTTCTAATTGGGAAACTGTTCCCTCTAATTCAGAAACTTTACCTTCTAATTCAGACTTATCAGAGGCTAATTCGTCTCTTTCTTCGGTCAGGGTTTGAATTGTAGCGTCCTTTTGGATAATTTCCGCTTCAAGTTCTTCTATCCTTCCCTCTAATTCTTTATTTTCGTCTACCATTTTATCACCATCATCTTTGGGTGCATTAAATGTATATGTAATGTTATATGCTGGAATTGACTGTATTGGTGCGAAATCAAACTCCTGCTCGTTCATTGGAGCAGATGTGCTTCCGCTATTATGTTTCCATTGACCTGTATCGCTTGTTGTATCTTTGTAATTGAATTGAGCGGTGAAATCATTATCGTGTGAGAATGATGCACCAGGTTCAATTGTAGTGTTAGAATCTGCGCCAAATGGCACAATGGACTGCTCATAACACTTGCAGTCTCTCGCAATAACGTGAGCTTCATCAAACCAATGTTCACAATATCTGAAATCTTCTCCACAAACTGAACATTCTGGTTTTAACTCAAATCCTATGGAAACATTATCTAAAAATCCATCTTGAATTTTGGATTCCAATTCAGCGTCCCTTATTACACCCTTATACTTAACTCCCTTCTTTCCAATGGTTTTATCCAAACCAATCTTAGTTTCTATGATTTTACCGATAACTGCTTCAGATTCAAAGGCGTTATGGTTCTTTAAGAACTTCTGGCCCTTTAATGACTCTGCAATATTACTTAGTTCTGAATAAGGTATTTCTACTGTTTGATTTTGAAAAATCCCAGTATGGATACTGTATCCAGATATAATCAGCTTGTCATCAGCTGTTCGCTCAAAACCAATCGGTTCGTCCTTGGTAAAGGTTACCGTCTTGGGTTCGTGGGTCACTTAATCAATCTCCTTTGTATTTGCCGTCTTGCCTTTCTTACTAAATTGAAGAAAAGTAATACTGTATAATATATGTGTCGTTATTTACTTATAAAGGTTTACACTGGAGTTAGAATAGTTCGTATAAGTATCCTCTTGAGCTTTTAGTCGCTCTTATCTTCGGATTCCTTCTAAGAAGCCTTGCCAATCGTTTAGGCGTAGCCCGTATCTGGGAGACCTTATATTGGGTTACAATCTCCGAGTTGATATTACTCGCACGTAACGGCTCTTTCTTAGCCTCCAATATGTCTATTGCGGCAGACTCAAACGTTGCGTTGGAATAAACCTTTTTAACCGGTTTTAAGCCCAACTTCTTTTTTGGCCTCTTCATAGTGTCATCTTTTCCTCTACTTTCGGAAATACGTGCCACTCATTGCAATTGGGGCAATGAGTTTTTCGATTATCTTCTTCAAGCCACTCATGGCCACAACTATAACATTTTACTATGATTTTCATAATCTTTTCGCTCTCTATAATGTTTGGTTTTAATTAAGGGGTCTACATAGATTTTAAAACCAAGTTGTTGTGCCTTTTGGCAGAAGAATATGTCTTCTCCCTGATAATGATACCCGTAGAAGGCTCCTTGGTCTAAAACATCTCTTTTTATCAGGATACAAGCTCCCGTAGCATCCACCTTAGTTAGTTCTGTTAAAGGTTCGGTGCCGGACGAATATGTTCTCTCTCCTGATTTAGCTTGGGAAAAAGGTTCCTCAAATAAAAAATTATATTGTGAACCCACCGGACAAGAAAAATTAATAACCGGTGCACCCACAATATCTAAATTGTGCGACATTAATTGCCGCAATGTGTTTGGAGATATGATAATATCCGAATCAACCGAAAAAACGTGAGTATCTGACTTTCTTCTCATTGAAAGCCATAAATTCCTTATGTGAGCAAAATGATTGTAGTCTCTCAAAGCTCTATCGGAATCGTCATTTTCATCGTCCATTGTCCAAATATCACACCGGGCATACTGGTGTTCGAATTTCTCTTTAAATTCAAAAATGTATTCCCCCGTTCTATCCATCGGTGCGCCATTTATAAAAAAGGACAAGTGGATTTCTTCTTTTGGGTAATCCAATCGATATAAATGATTTAGATAATCTTGGATTATCCATTCTCTGTTCCGCTGTATCGGAGCTCCAACCATTATAGTCAAGTTATCCCTCACGTTGTAATCATCCAAGAGCTAAACAAACCCTCTTCATCAAAATCTTGCCAATGTACTGTTGGGCCGATTAATAGCCCTGAATCAGCCAGCGCTTCTAATAATTCTTCTCGTGTCATGTTCATAGCACTTATCCCGGCATCTATAGCATTTTTTAAATTGTTTAAAAATATCTGGCATTACTCCGACTTCGTATGCCATGTTATCGGATTCCAGACATATCCTATCACCACTATTCAATGAGAAGGCTAACGTTAAGTTAAATGCCTCATTATAATGTTGTGCAACATAATTCAGTAAATCAACAGCGTGTTCATTTGTGAATTTACGATAGGGGTGGGTTTGGTTTTGTAGAAAGTTCCGCAGCTCTTGCATAAAAATACAAAAGATTTTCTCCTGTATATTGTGGGGGAACTCCTGCAAGACTACGACTTGTTTATGGAGCTCCTGCATCACTCTTTCTCCTAAGCGACTTCTTGCTCCGGTGGCATTTGGTTTCTTGCTATGTTAACTGCGTATCGGCTACCAATTTGACTTACTGTCATCATGATGATACCAACTGCGAGTTGAGTAGCAGGGTCTTCTCCCGCTAAAGCTTGAATTTGTGGAGTATAAAAGATTATAGCTCCTAATGCTGCACCTAAAGCGAACGTTCCGAAGTCAACTATTTTTTCATCCATTCTTTCACCTTATTCTTGACCAGTATCATGGTCTCTATCTTCTTCACTTGGTTCTGGTACTTCTGGCGTTTGTTCCGGGTCAGACGGTTTTCTGGCCCCCGGGCGAACAACTTCAGGTTGTTCCAGAGGCACTTCTATCTCATCTAATGGAACTGGTTTACCTTTAAATCCAAGTGAGTTTGTGGCTTGTTTTCTACTTATATATCCGTTTTGCTGGGCTGGAGCAATCCATTTAATCGCTTCGGAGTTCTCTTCTACGGCCCTTATTGGGAAGTTAATGTATAAATCGTCATAGTCTTCAATTTGAAGAATACCTTTAGCTTCCAGATACGGCTTATATAATTGTTCTACAAGCATATCCCCAACATTCTCCTGTTTATCTCGAACTAAATCGTTATAAACGTAGTTCTGCATTCTTGAAACAGAGAGGTTGTCGCCCCTTAGCCCTAAAAGCTGCATTGGGACCCCAACTTGTGCTCCAAAACTATAAAGTAGGTGTTCTACTGTTGGGACAAAATCAATTAACGTATCCGATGTTCCTAAAACCTTAGCATCAACGCTGGAATCCATACCAGCGTCATTACCGGCTTCTAATTGGCTCACCATAAACTGCATAAACTCCAGAATCTCTTCTGGGGGTGTTTTAACAGCTTCTTGTTGGCTATCAAGCATCCATAGGACTATCGGTAACGCAAATCTGTCTAAGAGCACAGCTATATTCATCTGAGAGTTAATTAATAACTCTAACATCTGAATAACTGGCTCAAAAATAGACTTCCCGTAAATTTCCCCAGTTTCGGGGTCTTCTGGGAAGTATAAAATTTCTTCGGGTTTCAGTTTCACTTCATCACTGGCCCCGCTATAAACCCATCCAAGTAAATTCCCGAAATCATCGACATCAGGCTTGATTAGCTTCGGATGGACATTAAAAACAACAAGTGGAAGGCCGTCGGGTCCATATTGGACGTATAAAAAGGCGGTTCCGTATTTTATCGAGTCACGGAATATTCCACGTAATATCTTTCTCGTAATCTTTACATCTATATATCTTAGTTCTTCGGTAATGGCCTCGATTTCTCGGCCTTCTTCGTCAGTACAAACGAGTTCGTAGTTCATTCGGGCACAATCACCGGCAATCTTATTAGTTACACGATTCATTATAGTTTTTCGATGTAAGTTATCTATTAAATCGTATGACATTATCTGTTGACCGCTTGGTGTACTGTAACGGGCAAATGACTGAGCTTGCTGCTTGTTTGGGAATTGTAAAACCGGCGTTTTAACTGTCTTTGGTTTAGCCGGCCCGAAACTTATCTCATATCTCCAAATCTTCATATAATTCCTCTTTTGGGGCCTCTTGCAGGGAAATTTCCAAGTTTACTGCTGCCCCTTTGTTTTATTCCAGGGTTAAACCGGTTTAAGATGTTGGTGCCTAAACTCACAACGTTAAATTTACCTATGGCTCCAATTGTAGACCTATTAGCATGCATTGCTAAAAGTAGTGAGTCTACGTAGTCGTCAGAGCCACCAGCCGGCTTACTGTAAGAAATTCTGTTGGTCTTTTCATTAACTTCTCTTTTGAATGAAAGCATTTCGTGATATAAGGGGCTGCTATAAGCAATTTTAACCTTATCCCTCTCTAAATCTAATACACCAGCTTCTACCAGCTGTTGTTTTTTCATTCCACCCGCAAAGTTAAATCCGTCAACTCTATATGTAGCATCGCGTTTAATGTCTTCAACAAACTTCTGTCCAACACCAGTTTCGTCTATTACTCCTTTTCTGATGTCTGGAAACTTTAAGGGTAGTGTTTCAAGTAAATAATCGGCTATAACTTTATAATCGGTGCCTAATGGCCATGATTTCACGTATATGATATCGAGCTTGCCATTATTCTTCCGTTCTCCAACGCTTAGAACGGAGTGGTTTCGTTGTTTACCTAAGTCCACCCCGAAAACGACTTCGTTGTCTGAGGCAAGCTTCATTTTCATGTCCAGCGGCATAACAGCGTCAACGAGTTCCTTTGGGAATACTTCTCCAATGGTATCCAACCATTCAAGACAATATTCACGAAGAAACTCAATTTCGGTCATACGCTTTCTGTCGGCCTTTAGCTCGCCTATCTCTATCCTTTTTGTTCCCGAAGATATGATTTCCCCTGCACCATCGAGATAAGCTGTTTGCCGTCTGAAAACGATAAATTTTTGGTCAAATTCTTCTTCAAGGATGTCTTCAACTTCTTGGACACTATTTTCCAGTACATACATTCTGGCGTCCTGATGGACTTCCCAGAACTGTCCAACCTTTCCTAAAGGAGTCCCGGACATAACTTGCCATTTTTTGCCGTGCGTACCACGCATAACTGGAATTATGAAACCGAAGGTTCTGTCCTGTATCTGCTGGGCTTCGTCGAAAAGCAGGAAACGTGCACCCCTACCCAACTGTCCGATACCTTCTTTTCCTGCGGAGGCGGTGTTGAGGCGGGAGTGATTTACCAGACGCATGGTTGTTGCGTTTAGTTTTTCGAAAAACGGAGTGATGTGTGGGCTTCTTAGCACCAAATCTTGCATTTCGTTACCGTAGTCGTTAGCCTGACTCCATGAAGGTAAAACAGCTAACGCTCGTAATGATGGGTTGAATATAAGCTTGTGAAGGATGTCAAACCTTGTTGTAGTGGATTTCGAGAGCCTACGTGCCCAAAAGAGCATTTTGTAAGACCAGTCGCATCTTAGGTATTCTGTTTGGTGTGGTTCGAGAATATAAGGCTTTCCATCTTCAGCAATACATAAATTCTCAACAAAGAACTTTGGGTCTGCCCTACAGGTTTCTACAAAGTCGATTTTGTCTTGATTTGTCGCTGTTATTATCCTCACTCCGGTATGATAAATTTCATTAGTATTATTACTATGTGTCCTCATGGTATATAAACCATACCTCTCTGGGATAAAAACAGAAAGGTTTATATATGATGAGCGAGATAAAATAAGTTACATATCAGTAAACAACAAGAGGTGATTTTTTGGTGGGTAATTGCTTTAGTCGCCGTAGCGGTGCTAAAAAGAAGTATTGGACTGAAAAGGACGCTCAAAGTGCGTGCGACCAAACTATGACTAAGTATAATGAGCCTATGCGCTATTATCTTTGTCCTCATTGTGGGGCTTGGCATATTGGTGGAGTTAAGAACCTTAAACATCCTGTGGGTGACTTAAATGACAACAAATAAGTATAGGGGTTGGCATAAGGACGAAGGTTTTATGTCTCCAGTAACTATGATAGATTGGGATGGCGAAATCGTCTATACAATGGGTGAAGCGCCAAATGAACGAAACATAAGACATTTTGACGAAATTGTTTTAATGCAATTTACCGGAGCTAAGGATAAACGGGGAAAAGAACTGTATGAAGGCGATGTTATTGCTGTAAAGGGTGTAAGAAGACCATCTGGTTTTGATACCCATTATGAAGATGTGAAATATCGTATTACACGTGAATATTTAATGTGGTATGCCCGAAAGGTCTCTGAGCCAAATACTGAGTATTATTATTCAGAAAGGCTCTGGGAAATAATTGACTATTGTTATAAAATTGGTAACATCTATGAAGACCCTGATTTTCGTGAGGATGATTGATATGGGGTTCTGGGATTGGGTTTATGATAAACTATGGCCACCAAAAACTTATGGCGAGATGATTGAACGTAAATTGCAACGAAAAATCACGAACAGGTACTTCCACATTACAATTAAGGGCAAAAAGTCCGAATATTCCCTAATGAATACAATATCAGGAGGTCATATTGAATGGCAAGATGATATTGCTCATGCGGAGTACAAAAAGAAAATAAACTGGAGACCGGCCTTAGATAAGGACGGGAATCATGAATTTCATTGGGGTCGTCCATTTGGTGGGGAATTTGGTGGTGAATTACGGAAGTATTATCACTGGAAAGTAGACGCTATCCCTTTAATGATACATAGCCCGAATTATCTCCATAATGCTCCTCTCGATTTGCTAACGGCTATTGGTGAAAAGTTTGATGAAGTTTTAGAAGAAATAAATAGCCAAAAATGGAGAGAAATAGAGCCCGGGCACTTTGAACTAAAAATAAAACCTGTAACGGACGAATATGAAGAGGAATAGACATGGATTGGATGAGAGAATTAAGAAAAGCAAAACATTCTGGCAATTGGGCGAGAAAGCAAGCTATTTGCAGCTTTATTTGTAAGGATATGGCTGACCTCGATTGGGCAGAAAACTTTATCCGGAAATATGGATATGATTTGTTTGATTTAATGTATGTGCAACCCCAAAGGAAGACTGGGTTTGCGGTATCAAGAAAAAGGAGAGCTTGTGATATAAAATAGAAGTGATTAGAATGACAATGATTGATTACGACCCAGAAGCAGACAGCTTGCTTATTCGGGTTGTTGACGGTAAGTATAAGCGTTCGGAGAGGTATGGAGATTTAATTGTAGACCTTTCTCCGGGCGGTTATGTCTTGGGTTTTGAAATATTGAACGCAAGTAAGTTTTTTGATGAGATTAATGTATGTATGGAGAAGAAAAAATGAATTTGATACCATTTTGGAAGAAAAAGGAGTCTAAAGCTAAACGGTTGAATGACGCTTTGATTATAAACGTTCCTTTTAGAATGGATTTTCGAGTGGGGGATATGGATATTATTATGGACCCTAAAACCAACCCTATTAAGGGCACGCCGGGTTTAATATCTGTCGCTAATGAAAAATTCCCGATGTATGAGCCTATATTCGACTGTGACATCGAAAAGCTAAATGATTTTTTAGATAAGCTTCCCTCAATTTTTTTTATGATGACACAGGAACTCTATACCGCTAAAGTACGGGTATTAGAAACACATAACAAAGAGAATTTAGTAGACAAAAGAATCGAAAATTTTTTGGCTTTAATGGAGACATTAGATGTTTAGAGATGGATTTGTTTTAGTAACCAAGAAATATAAAAAACAGAAGCCACAATTTCCGCCTAAAAAGGTTATGAAATATAGTGAGCTTGTCTCTTTACTGGATATTATCAACGCCACTGAGGATAAGAGCTACATTCAGCATATAGATGACCCTTTCGCCCTAATGTTGTTATTTGGGGTATATGTAAAGGTAGATTTACCGCCGGGTTTCACACCTTCTGATGCACTTCGGCGCGAGTGGACGTGTGAAGAGGTCTGGGACATGATACATAACCCCGAAACCGACTGGAAGCAAATTTTAATGAGCCTTACCAAGAATGAGCAGTTTTACCTGCAAGAAATCGTGAATTTGCGCAACGTGGAGGGTGTAACTGCCCGCGACATCCTGCGGGAGTTCTCGAAAATCCGCGCGATTGACTTGGAAGACGCGTATACGGCTTGGCGCCTGCAACCTGACCCGCAGGCTATGTCGTATGCTATTTTGTCGACTTATACGCTTAAGAATCAGGAGAGGAACCCGGGTTTCCAGCGTATCACCCCGGCTGCGGGCCTGCCTGTTCACCTGATGTATCCTGCGGGCCGGCTTGACCAGATTCGGTATCCCTGCGCGGCTTTCGAGGTTCCTGCGGGTGAGCGCGCCCAACTGCATAAGGACGGCCCTGCGGTGCGAATTTTCGACGACCGGCATAACATCCTGTTTCAGGGTGAGGCGTCGATTTATTCGGAGCTCCCGCATGATGGCGTGTTTGACGGCTTTTGGGATGATGGGAGTTTCCGCGCGTGGGATGTCATTCAGATTAATGATGTTTGGATGTATAACGGCCCGCTGTATCAGCGTTTGCAGTATTTGTGGCGGCTTGGCTGGTTTACCGCCCGCTGGAGCACCTGCCTGAATCCTGCGGCCTTAGCCCGGATGGATGACCTGTGGGAGGGGCCTGTGGTGGTTAAGAACCTGAATACGGCCTATGACCCTGCGTTGGTGGGTGCGTGGATTGAGTATTCTGCGGGCCATACTGTCCTCCTGAAGGTGAGCCGGGTCCATCGGGGGGATAAGACTATTTGGACGTTGATGACGGAGGACGGCGTTTCTTTGTTCCAGTTCGGGGGCCAGCATGTTGGTTTGACGAATAAGGACAGGGTGGTTGAAGTAACCCGCAGCGGCAAGATTGTTAGGCACCGGCCTGACTTGGGCTTTGCGCAGGAGTGGGATGAGGTGCAGGAGATATTCGAGATTGAGAAGCCGGAAGATTTGGTGCCCGAGGGCTCGGATGATTGGGTGAAAAAGAGCCTGTGGCGTAAGTTGAGTGTTGAACAGGGGTTTTAGTATGAAATGTGACAAGGTAACTGGGGTAGACGACTTAAAAACGAGAATACCTGCCGATGGCAGATGGCATCAGTTTTCGGTCTGGTTAAAGGTTGAAGACGGTGATTTGTTTATTGCTACCGGCAAACTCAACGCCATTATGGATATACATGGCTCGGTAGGTTAACTTTAACTCTTAGTTAACTTTAACCCCAACTATTTTTTGCGTACAGAAAAAACTCGACGCTTCTGGGGGCGGAGAAGGCTCCGTTTCGTCCTAATCTGCCGCTCCTGCCGTCCCTGGCCCAGGGGCTGGCTGTATGAGCTTTAATCGTTTTTTTGCAAAAAAATATAGGGTTAATCAACCCTATCAATTCTCACAACGTCCCAATGACTTATCCACGGTCAATCCTTCTACTACGGCGATAATTACGTCCGCTATGAGTTCCTCTAACTCATTGACGTCCTCATAGAGTTGGTTTATGTCTCCAACCATCTCATCGTCAGTCATTTTCGTTAATTCTAACAGTCCGGCGCGTAACTCATCACACGCGCCTCTAATAGTGTTTGATTGCATTTAATCACCTCTAAAATAGAAAAAGAGGATTAATCCTCTTTTAACCAGATATACACGTCTTGGCCATCTATCTTCTTACGTTCATAGTAAAGGAACGCGTATGAACCCGTACATAACCTTACGGTCATCCTCCACTCTTGCTTTGAATGTCCAAGGAATTTTGGCTTTACTTGGCGCTCTATAGCTATTATCTCACCGCGTAATTGTCCATAATAACCGAATTGTCCAGATTTTAGGTAAATAAACATTTATCTCACTCCAATTTATCTCACTCCAGTTAAGGAAACAATCTCTCCAGTCAAGTCTTTAGGCGTAAACTCATCATTTTCGGGTTTATGTTGATTTTCCGCGTTCTTAAAAACGTTAATCCAGTAAACCGTCTCACAGCGCTCTATCGCGTGCCTAAGACGGAATAACCGTCCTAATAGCACATTTAAATGTGTAATCGCTGTTAATTCAATTTCTGGGTTACCACAACGTGACGCGTTACGAACAACACGTTTTTGACGTTGATAACGCCTGTTAACGTTCTCAAATTCGCGTTCTAAGTCATTTAATGTCTCTAATGTTCCCATTTTCCTCATTTTCACAACTCCACGTTTTTTTTTAAGATTTTAGGACGTCTCACCGCGTAGTTTCATAGACGTGTTTTAAACGTTCTTATGGACGTTTAAACCCTAACCCTTACTTTTTATGTCTAACCACGGGTTCTAATGTAAAAAAAACCGCGTTACATAACAGTGATAAGGGTTATACTATTCTATGGTCACCTTTACTTATAAAGGTTTGTATGGTTTAAGTGATTTTTAAGTGATAATGTAATAAAGTCAAAGACAGACATAGTCAAAGACAGACATAGTCAAAGACAGACATAGTCAAAGACAGACATAGTCAAAGACAGACATAGTCAAAGACAGACATATT